CATTTACGCCAAGCGCTTCTTTGATTGTTTGTATGCGGTTCATTAAAACGGCTCCTTGTTTTGGATATATGCTGTGTTTTGATTTGTTATGGCGTTCGTTTCTCTTGTGCTTTCGATGTAGTAGCTTACGTCACCACCAAAGCGTCTTACGTCCTCTACGCTTAGGCTTGGGCTATTATTTTTACACTTGCCCCCTCGCTCTCTTTCTGTGCGATCCCAATTTCTCATAGCGGCTTGCCAGTCTTTCATCGGATTTTTGCCAATTACCCAGCCTTTACTTTCGTAGAAGTCATAAAAGGCTTCACAATCGACTAGGGCTAAATTTGCTTTTTGCTTGTAGGCAATTAGTTCATCTAGCGTTGGTTTTTGAAATCGTTTCGCTGGTTTTTTCTCGTCCTCGCACGCACGCACGCACGTAGAAGCGTTAGCTTCTTCTGTCTCTATCTCTAACTCTTTCTCTAACTCTAACTCTTTCTCTAGGGCTGTTACATTGTTACATGTAACATCGTGTAACGTTACATCTGTGACATTATCGTTACTTGGTTGTACTTGTTTCGCCTCTATTTGCTCTTGTTTTTGGCGTTCCCTAAAGCGTCTAACACGATCTTTGCTATCATCTGCTTTGCCAGTTAGCTCTAGTGTTTGGGTTAGAGTAAAATTATTGTCCTTTTGCACCATTAAGCCCTGACTTAATAAATAACTAAGGGTCACTTGAATATTTGTTTCGTCCTCGTCCGTGATTAAGCTTAGCTCTCCTGCAAATGTTGGCTCTATACCCTCATAAACTAATATGCCGTCCGTTTCTAGGCTTAAAAGTAGTAGTTGTAAGTATATGCAAGTGTAGGTGTCACCACCTGCTATGCGTCTTAATTTTTTAACTCTTGGATCTTTGAAAAAATCTTTTTTTAGCTTTAGCCAATAATATGTTTTACTCATTTTTAATCCTCAAAAAGTTTTAAAATTTTAATTTTTCTGTAAAGGTCGTACGAGTTTGTTCTTTCAGGGGTAACCAAAATATAGTTAAGCTCCGATAATCGTTTTAAATATTTTGAAATAACGCTCTCTTTTTCTTGTATTGCGCTAGCGAGCATCCCTATGGTTTTGTTAATTCCACCCTCATTATCTGCAATAGAAAAAAGATAAAGGAGTAGTCTAAACTCCCCACCTTTAAAGTCGTTATCTAAAACCCATTTTAAGGGGATAGTAAAAAACATATCTTTTATTTTTGTATCACTCATTTAAACCCCCTCCACGTTTCGATAAATGCGTCTAGCACCAGTAGCGCACAAATAACAAGTATAAAAAACATTTGATTGCTCATCACGCTATCCTTTCAGTGGGTTTTAGTATTGACGTGCTACATCCACTTATCACGTCTTTTTTTGATCCAATCTCAACTAAAAAGCCACGCGCTATTAACTCATTGACACGTCCGCAAACGCTGTTTATTGCTATGTTATACCAGCGTGAAATTTCTTGCCTTGTTGCACCCTCTTTGTGCTCACAAAACATCTCATAAACGGCTCTACGTTTGCCGTTTAGTTCAGGTTTTATTATGTTGTATGCTTTTAGGCTGTTATTCGCCACCATTGCACGCTCCTTAAAGTTATCTTTCAGATAAGCCCTTTTAAAATTTCAAAGCGACCAAGCCAAGAAATCCACAAAAAAGGACTTATATGACAGATAAAGAGATAGTTTTAGAACTCACGAAAGCTTTATTAGAAAAGCAATCGCCAACAAGTGGTGTTTTTGTTGACCCTGCCAAATACGGCGAAGCGGTAGCCGAGATTTTTAACACCATTGCTGAAAATATTAAGCCTGCGCTAGACAAGCTTAAAGATCATAATTAGCTCTCATAGAGCAGTAACTAGCTAACATTTTTACCATCTTGACTTGGTCGTCTTGAGGAAGTTTGTTAAGCTCTTTAAGCATCTTTTTAAGTGACTTTCTAAAATCTTTGTTTTTAACTTTCACGACTAGGCTGTTACTCGCTACCATTTTTAGCCTCCTCTTGTTTTTGCTTGGCTTCTTGTTCAGATAGCCATTTAGGGAATTCTTTACCCCATTTATTAAATGGGACAATCCGCCTATTACGATTTCTAAAATCTGGGTTTGGCTTTCTGTTGCCATTCATAACGCTTCTAGGCATTGACGTTTTGCCATACTCTTTCAATAGTTTTTTTCTAATAGTTTCTCTTAAATTTTTCATACGCAAATGATACAATACGTGTCTTTATATTTTTCTTAAAAAGAAACCAAACGTGTTTTTATTTCTTGTATAATGATACAAAAAGTATCGCAAAGGAGACGTTATGGCGTTGGCTGAAATACTCAAATACTATTTAAATAAAAGTGGTGACACGGCAAAAAATATTGCCGAAGAGTTAGGCGTAACTAGAGCAGCTGTAACTAATTGGAGCAACGGCATAAGAAGTCCAAAAGACGCAGCTCAGTATAATGCTCTATCTGATCGCATGGGAGTTCCAGTTGATAAGCTACTAGATGATACTTTTTTAGAAGACCACGAAATAGCAGGGCTTTTTTCTGATGATATTAAAAATAAAAAATGGCAACTTAAAAGAATTAAAAGCTTAATTACGATTAACTATTATGAAGACGTTGAAGCTTCTGCTGGCTACGGCGTAGTTAATGCAGAAATAAAGCCATTGCAAGTAGATGTAAGTCCTGAATTTTTAGAAAATGTCTTATCTATTCCTCACTATGGTAATATTGATGTAATCAAGGTGCGTGGCGATAGCATGGAGCCTTTTGTGAGTGATGGCGAAAGGGTAGTCATAGAGCGCGAAGCAGAACCAAAAAATGGGGATGTAGTAATAGCAAACTATAACGGCGATATTTACGTCAAAAAATTTTTTAAGAAGCCACCAAAAAAGTATATAAAGCTAAGTTCAATGAATAGCTTTTATCCTGATATTGAGCTAGAGGGCGACGAGGTTGATAGCCTCATTATTGTTGGTGTAGTTCGTGCCAAATTTAATCTAAAAATTAAGCTCTTTTCATAATAGTCGATTTGTGAATGGAGACTGGCTTATTTTAAAAAAATAATTTCAGCCCACATAAAGAGGGTTACGAGTGCGAAATACTTGGCAAAGTCTGTGGTAAAGTCCATTGCGAAGTGTATAAAGGGGTAACGTTTGAGGATTATGGGATAAAGTAGTCAGCATAGTCGGTAGTTACTCCATAAATTCAAAGAGATTTTAGGGAAGAGGACAAAATGGTAGATCAAGGTAATCAGCTAGTAGAAAAGAGTATAGAGGCGTTTCTATTAGCGCTAGAGATTTATAACAAACCGACGATAAAATACCGCGTCGAGGGCTTTAGCTTTTTTATCTGCAATGCTTGGGAATTAATGTTAAAATCCCTCCTTTTAAAGAGGGGCGAGAGTATTTATTACAAAGATACGAACAGGAGTATTTCGCTAAACGATGCTATCAGCAGGGTTTATACAGATAAAAATACGGGGAAAAGGAAAAATTTAGAACAGATTATACAGCTAAGAAATACCAGCACGCATTTTATAAACGAGGACTATGAAGCAAAATACGTTCCGCTATTTCAAGCTTGCGTGCTAAATTACGTCAATGAAATAAGTAAATTCCATAGTGTAAATATAACCGATTATTTGGCGGATAACTTTTTGGTTTTGTCTTTTAACTACAAGCCGCTTAGCAATGAGGAGATCAAGCTAAAATATTCGCCTGAAGTCGCCCAAAAACTGATAGAGCAAGCAAACAGTATAGAAGTGCTTAGCAATGAAATAAAATCGGACGGGTTTGTTATGCGCCTAGAACAAAAGTTATACATAACAAAGCATCAAAAAGAGGCTGATTTTTCGGTCAGTATAGACAAAAATTCAAGTTCCAAAATAGTTATCGCCAAAGAGCTTAAAGACCCGTACAATACGCACAAATATTCGTATGATAACGTTATAGAGGCGGTTGGAACAAGGCTAAAAAATAAAAAAATAGTGTTAGACTATCAAAAAGGATTTAATAAATTCGTCTTAAATTTAGTGATAAATTTTTATAACGTCAAGGAAAATAAAAAATTCGCATACAAACACGTGATAGGAAGACAAGAACACTATACCTATTCCGAGCAATTTGTGGAATTTATTATGGATGAGATAGTTAAGCGCCCCAGCAGCTTCGTAAAGAATCTAAAACAAAATAGATAACCCCAGGGGCATGCGGAATACTAAGCCAAGGCCTACCTTGTTACCAAGACCGCAGCGCTAATCCATCACGAGTTATCTTGATAGAATTATACTA